AATGGTTCTAAGCAAGAAGTTAAGCGTACATCTGCTGGTGTTTATCACAGAATGCGTAACAATGGTAACTTAGTACAATACAATAGAGGTGAATTCTCTGCAAACTTGATTCGTTCAGTATTTGGAGATTTATTCTATCGTCGTGTGGATGTTAAAGACAGACGTGTAAAGATGTACACTAACGAAGCTGGCTTTGACGTATTCCAACAAGCACTTAAGACTGATGCTTTAAATTCAGGCTTAACATTCATGGCAGATTCTGGTAACAGATATATGCAAGGTGAAGGACAACACATCACTTACAACTTTGCATTCGATGCAATGGTAACTCGTGAGACTGGTCGTGTTGAACTAATCCACTTGAAAGAATTAGACTTACCACAATCTAATCTTGAATTTGGACAGAACAAGAAGTCAACTCCTGTATTTATGGTATTTGATGTTTCTCCAATGTCTGATGGTTCAATGATTAATAACATTCGTGAAGTACGTATGAAGGGTGCACCTTCTATGACTTGGGGTTATATTGATGGAACTCGTCATCACTTAGGATTTGCAAAATCTCAAGGTATGAGCTCTGCTAACAAATTCCCAGGATACGAAATCTGGATGAAAGATCGTTGTGATGTATTTATCGAAGACTTGTCTCGTACAGTCTTGATCGAAGAAATCCCTCAGTTCTAATAACACAACACATCTAGTAGCCATCCCATAAGAACTGGTCGCTTATACTAGATTTTTTCTCTGAGAAATAGGCTCCTTACATCCTCCCACCTGTGGGAGCCTATCTTCTCTTTTCAGAGTGATGATTGAGATTCTATGTCTCATTGCATTTCCTTCGATGGAAACACTCTGCAACAGTAATCATTTGCTTCCCACAAGAACAGCTCTTGGTTCTTTTTACAAAACCAAATAAATTAAACTACATATGGGCAAGATAGGAAAAATCGCCACACTTAAAAGAGATTATAACAACTCTCAATTACAGACAATGCAAGGAGGCCTTGCTGCACAAGGTATGACAAGAATTCCTGGAACAGGCGTATTCAAGTATCCTTATAAAGAACTTGATGGTCAGTACAGAACAGGATTAGATGTTAATGCTGCGTACATTAGAAGAATTCAAGATCCTCTTGAAAAAGAATTGGAAATTGAAAGAGTGAAAAATCTTAAAATAAAACTAGAAGAAGCATTAGGAAGTATTGATTTAGGTCCTCGTTCAGCATTCTGGAATTATGGTTTATCTACATCTACAGATGATACGATGCACGTAAAACCTGTAAAGTTATTAGATGGAGATAATTATTTTGATTTAACAAATCCTTTTCAAGAATTAGCATTCTCATGGTTACGTGTTCATCCAACTATTGCTTCAAGTTATCAAGCATGGGAAAGAGGTGAATATCCAGCAGACTCTCAGTTCTATGTAGCTGATGATGAAATTGAAAATGCTGTCATCTTTAAGAAGAAGCAATTGATCAACAAGGCTATTGTTAAGTTTGATTCAATGACTCCTGAAAAGAAAAGAAAAGTGGCTCGTCTATTAGGATTACCTGTTACAGATGATACTAAAGAAGAAGTGGTTTACAACCTTGTAGATAATGTTCTTAAACAAACAGAGTTTAGCAATGGTAAATTCTTAGGATTAAATCCAGTTGAAGTGTTTGGCAGATTTGCTGACATGAAAGAAAACTTGCTCCATATTAAAGATTTAGTTAAACAAGCTGTTACTCATTCTGTATACAGAGTAAAACCAAATGGTAAAGTGTACGAAGGGGAGTTTGAAATTGCAAAGGATGAAGAAGATTTAGTTAAATTCCTTGTTGATGATGACAACCAAGATGAGTTAATCACTCTTGAACAAAAAGTTAAAAGCAAAAAATTAGCATCTGTATGATACCAGTAGATAGTTTATTATATAAAATAGATCAAAGATTAAATAAACTATCTACGAATGATCATCAACAAATCAATCTTGAGGACAAAATCTTAGCTTTAAATGAAGCTCAGATAAAACTTATAAAACAAAAGGTTGATGGTTTTAGTGTAGCTAGTGGTATGGGAATGGATTCGTTCAAGAAACGATATGAAGATCTCCAGAGACTAGTAATACAGTACAACCATCAACCTTTAAATTTAACAGAAACTAATAAAGAAATTAATCAATGGACAACCTCCATTGATGTTTTACTACCAAAGTATATGTTCTATATAGATAGTTATATACTTGCAGATAAGGGTAGATGTAAAGGTAGAAAAATATGGATCAATAGAGATCTTGCTAAACATGGAGATATACAGTTCATTATAAACAATGAACATTATAAACCTTCTTTTGAATATCAAGAAACATTTAACTCCATATCTTCTGACGAAATATCTGTATTTACAGATGGAACATTTATCCCTACAGATCTATACATATCTTATATGAGATATCCTGACTACATTGATAAAGCAGGATATATAGGATTTGATAATATTGCTTCTGTAGATAGAAACTGTGAACTAGAATCTTATCTAGAAGATGAACTTTTAGATTTAACAGTGCAGAATCTAGCAATGTACACTGAGAATCAATCTGCTGTACAAAGTGCAACATACAGGATTCAAACAAATGAATAAGAATTTTAACAATTAAATTAATATAAAAAATGGCTGATTTTTCATTAACCACGTTATTCGTGGTGCCAGTAGGACAGACTGCTCTTCCTAGCTCTGGCTCAACTCAAGACCTCACTGCAGGTCAAGTTGGTATTTTTAGAAGTGACTATACTTTAGCAACAGCTGCTAATATTGCTGCTTCTCCTTATTTTTACGTTGCTCAAGGTAGAGTTAACACTTATCTATTAGGTTCAAAAAGATCTGATAAGATTAAGGGTTGTCCTTCTGGAGCTGGATGTAGTTCTAATGTAACAGAATGGTACAAAGTAAATGGTTGCCCTACTGCTGCAAATCAAATTACAGATGTTGCTAATTTTAACGTACAGTGTGGTGATGTTGTTACATTAACCCTTCGTGCTCACTCTAGCTACATTGACACATTGTATTTCAATGGTTTCACTCGTTCAGTAACTGTTCAAGCTCCTTGCTGTGACTGTGGTGGTGATCCTTGTACAACTGTTGATGTTCCTGCTTTGATTGATCAGTTTATCATTAAGCTTAGACAACAAGCTCCAGGTAATAATCCTGACAACATTAGCTTTAACACTTTCTACACTTTTGAGCGTGTTGGTGATGATGCAAATGCTATCCTTCGTATTACTGGAAAACCTCTAACTGTATATGGTCAGCCATGTGATGTTGCTGCTTTCCCTTACGAATATGATAGAATGTACTTTAGAACATTTATCTTCAATGGTCCAGCTACTACTGCTGACTTTATTGTTGCTGATAATTGTGATATTGTTGCTGATGCTGTAATTGTACAACGTTCTTCTTATCCTTATGGTGGTTCTGCTGAGATTGCTCAATTAGAGAAAAACTACTACAGCTACCAAGCAGGTTACTTAAAGCATCTTTACAGAATGGCTGGATACAACGAGAACTTCGAGTCTTGGGTATCTCAAGGTGTTACTTATGACACTTATTACATTAAGTTTAATGAGTATAACAAGTCTGCTTACCAGTGGGGTGATTATATCATGGAAGATTCTATGGTGATCATTGCTGCTCCTAACTCAGATGTAAGTGGAATTGGTGCTGCTATTGAAGCAGTGTTAGTTGCAGGTCTTGGTGCAGTTGCTAGTGATAGCACTTGTATTACAACTACAACCACTACATCTACTGAGGCTCCTTCTACAACTACAACTACTTCAACTTTGATTCCTTAATCAAAACAATAGTTGTATAATACCAAACCTATGCCAGAGGTGAGAGGATTAAATCTCAGATCCTCTGGCATATTTATTTAAAATCAATATGCCAGCATTAAACTTAGATATATTAGTAATACCTACCTATAGTACATTAACTATAGGAATTGCAGATGCATCAACCTATCCTACAGATCCTCCTGTTGTAACTTCTCCTACTATTGAGATTGATGTTCCTTCTTTTGGAAAAGTAGTACTTCCCTTTGTTGTAAATGATTTTAATGTTTTTACTTCAGCATCTTTAGGTTTAACACTTCTTGGGGAGCCACTATTGCCTATTCCAGATGGAGTGTACACTCTTAGATATTCTATTGCTCCTGCCTATTTAAACTTTGTAGAAAAAACTATAATGAGAATAGATAAGATACAAGAGAAGTTTGATGAAGCATTTATGAAGTTGGATATGATGGAATGTGATAGAGCTATTAAGACACAACAGAAAGTAGATCTAACAAGTATATATTTCTTTATACAAGGATCTCTTGCTGCTGCTAATAATTGTGCTATAGATGAATCTAATAAACTTTATGCTCAGGCTGATAAGATGTTAAATAATTTCATTAGAAATAATTGCTATTGTTCAGGTAATAATTACTTATTAAACTTCGTATAATATGGCTACTTGTAGAGGATGTAAAGCCACATTTGGTTGTGGATGCCAATTAAAAAATGGTCTGTGTGCAATGTGTGCAGCTGCTGGTGCAAAACTTAAACAAATTATAAATTATGTTAACTCCTAGATTAACTAATTGTCCAGAATGCACAACTATACCTGCATTACTAAATGACATAAACTGTAAGCTCAAAGAGCTTTCCAGTAATTTATATAACAACCTTATATATTCATTGAATCAACCAGTGCCTGCAGGAGCTATGATTGATCTTCTTAATTACAAAAGAATACTAGAGTATAAATTTTGTAATGAGAATTATGCCCCTGGATACACTGTAGCAATGATAGCTAGTAGAATAAAACTTTTAAAATATAAATAATGAATAACTGCTCAAATTGTTTTAATGGCTGTGCTGAAATAGTCTCAGATAAATGTGTTAGGTATACAGGAATTGATATTCCTCAATTTGGTATTTCTAATGGGGATACTTTATCCTTTGTAGAAGATGCTATTATTACGTATCTACAATCTGCATTAGATGGAACAGGAATTATACTTGATATAGAACCTTCAGTAATCTGTGATTTAGTTGCAGAATATTTAGAAGTGCCAGAAGAGATTACAGCTTTAGATTTATTTACAGCTTTGATTAAAGCCACCTGTGATTTACAGACACAAATAGATGTTATAGCTGCTCAAGTCTTAGATATAGAAGCTGATTACACTGTAGATTGTTTAGATGGTGTAGTTGCAGATAGTGGTACACATGATATCCTTCAAGCTACTATTACAAAACTTTGTGAAGTGGATGCTGCTTTAGTAGCCCTTGCATTAGATGTAGACACTAACTATGTAAAGCTTGCAGATTTAAATGATTTAATCCAAGCCTATTTAGATAGTGTATCTCCTACAACACAACAAAGTGCAAAGATGGTTCCTTACACTGCTGTAGAATACTATGGTCCATTATCTAATTTTGATGCTGGTGGAGCTGGATTAGCAGGATTAGGTTGGGATAAAATCTACTTATGTAATGGATCAAATGGTACTCCTGATAAAAGAGGAAGAGT